ATGAGCGTGCCAGTCGAGGCCACCGACAAACCGACCAAGCCTGTCAAGAGAACTCCAGGCACAGGCGGGGCAATCGACCTGTGGAAGAACAGCGACGGCACGCCTACCAAGCTGGCGACCGGGCGATGGGCGCAAGGCCAGGGCAAGCCCCAGGGTGTCGGCAAGCGCTGGCGCGGCTGGTACGTGGGTGGCGACGGCAAGCCCCGTACCAAGCGTTTCCGTACAGAGTCAGAGGCGGAACAGTGGTCCAACACTGAGCGCGGCAAGGTGGTCACGAACGTTTGGGTGAGTCCCGACGTTGGCACCGACACGTTCCGCAGCGTCGCTGAGTTGTGGTTCACCACTAAGCAGGGTGCGCAGCGCAAGCCCAAGACGCTGGCGGGCTACCGATCCATCCTGGATACCTTGGTGCTGCCCAGGTGGGGCGATACGCCAATCAGGGAGATCACCTACGGGGATCTATCCGCGTGGATTGCCAGCCTGTCTGTTGACGGTTCGCATGCAGGCACCGGGCTATCGGCTAGCCGGATCCGGCAGACGCACCAACTGATCGGTGCAGCGTTCAAGTACGCGGTAAAGGCGGGCCTTGCGTCGAAGAACATCGCCGCCGAGATCAGCCCACGCCATGACCTACCCGAGGCCCCCGAGACGGAGCAGCACTACCTGACGCATGCTCAGCTCATTCAGTTCGCCAGTGGGGCAGGACGATTCGAAACGCTGACGCTGATTCTTGGCTACTGCGGTCTGCGGTTCGGTGAGGCTGCAGCGTTGCGCCGCAGGGACGTTGGCGACAAAAAGATCACTGTGCGTAACTCAGCCACCTATGTGCAGGGTCAGGGCATCGTGGAGACAGCCACCAAGACCAAGCGGACACGCCGTGTCCCCGTCCCTACCCCGGTGTGGGAACGGCTGAAGACTGAGCTGCCCACCGAACCCGACGCGTTCGTGTTCCCTAGCCGCAAGGGCGGGCACCTACCGTTGGGTGAGTACCGATGGGCGTTCGACAACGGGGTTAGTGATGTGCAGGCGGCGACGAAGGTGAAGCGTCAGCAAGAGACGGCCGAGGCTGGGGAGCCGAGCACACCTGAGTTCCCCACGATCACGCCGCACGATCTACGCCACACGTGCGCGTCCTTGGCCATCTCCGAGGGGGCCAACGTGAAGGTTGTTCAACACATGCTTGGCCATGCCACAGCCAGCATGACGCTGGACCTCTACGGGCACCTCATGTCGGATGACTTGTCTGAGGTTGCCGACAAGTTGGGTAAGGCGATCACGGCGGCACGGGCAGTAGCCGCGTAGCGCAACATGATTGCAGGCCGCTAGCTTCCACGTACACGGATGCTGGCGGCCTGTCTGTGCTGAGTGTGGGTGTTTCGGTACAGGGCCACTCAGCGGCTCTACGTGTGGGGGTGGGTGACTGTCCTACTGGACGAGGAGCGGCGCGATTACCTGCATGGCCATCATCGTCCTATGTCCCTTCCCTCGCCCGTTTCACGCCTGTCTCCCTTCCCTAGGCTTATGGGTAGCGTTTGCGACCGATTGGCAGTCAACGACGAAATCGCCAGAGCGTGAGATAATTAGGAAGAGGCCAAACTCTGCTTCTCTGAATCACTCTCGCGAACGATGAGTGATGCCCCATGTGGCAGTTCGTATTTCAACTTTGGAGCAGCGTGTGAGCACCCTTCTACGTACCGCTGAGGTATCCCACCAGACCGGCATCCCAGTGGCTACCTTGCGTTGGTGGCGGCATAGGGGAGAAGGCCCACCTAGCTTCAAGTTGGGTAAAAAGACTGTCGTGTACCCGGCTGACAAGCTGGCTGTCTGGATCGCTACCCATGAGGCAACCACGACCAAGGGCGACCAGTTATGACGGCCACGTGTAACACCTGGGCTAAGCACTTCCAATCCGTTTGGGAAGAACGCGCAGCAGACCCCGCCTACCCGCTGTGGTGCCGTGTCGCGTGGCTGGCGTTCGCGCGGCATAAAGCCAACGGTCATGCCAACTTTCAACGCGGACAGATCGCCGAGATCTTTGGTGGGTTTGGCAAGCATGGCTTCAAGCCGTTGGACCCCAACAATCTTCAACGCGCAATCCGCGACGCGAAGAAAGCTGGCCTGCTCGATCAATCGTCATGCGCGGAATGCCTGGTAGTCCCAGCACACGCAATTGAGGGCGGTTGGGGCGGTAGCCCTGAAAGCCCCTGTGCGGTGCATATCCGCAAAGCGGAGCAGCGCAGACAGCGCAAGGTGGGTCAGTGAGTGACCCATGTCGGTTCTCAACATGGGTCAAATCCTGACCCATGTCATGGGTCAGATCCTGACCCATATCCGAATCGCTGATCAGCGGAAACGTATCCGCTCTCTTTGATCTATCTTTCACTCTCAGTTTGGAAACCATGAGCTTGTCGAAAACCGCACCTCGACCGCATCACCTCACCGCCGAAACGATTGACACCCTGCCATGCGGTGTAGCCGTAGAGGTCTCGGGTGGATTGGTGGACCTTTACCTAGACATGAATCACCCTGTCTGGCAAAGGATCCGACTGGACGCGGCAACAGCACTACGCCTGTACCGGCAACTCGGCGAACAAATCACCCGGCTACCAATCAAGTTGAAGGACAACGAGCGATGAGCGTAATCGTTGAAACACCCAACGGCCCAGTGACCGTCCCGTCACCCGTAGATGTCGATGTGGATGCACACGGAAACCTTCACCTCATCCACGACGAGAACACCGTGGCAGGACTATTCGCCCCTGGAGCATGGAACTCCGCACTCCCACAGGCTGACAAGTGACCGACTGGCAGCACGGACATGCCGAACTACTCGGCGAAGCGAAACCACGTGGCATACATGTACGTTGCCCGCATTGCGACGGCATCCACCTGCATCCAATCCAAACCGCTGGGAGCAGAGAAGCTGCAGCCGGGTGCCACCGTGGGTACTCGCAGACCCGCTGCTACAGCATTCCAGCCTTGAAGCCACGCAATGGAAAGCGAACCAAGTGAGCACCACCGACTACTACGCGCAGATCCCGAACACCCACACACTCAACGGATACAACGCGCGAGCAATCGAGAAGGACGGCGAACAGCTCTACGTCATCCGCCTGCTCGACCTCGACGGCACAACCACCAACTACGTACTGACACAGCAAGGCATGGAACACATGCGTCAGGAAAACGAACGCGCCATGCTGTCGGCAATGGTCGGCCCGCGTAACTGACCCGCCCCATGCCCCTACCCCGCCCCTGCCTTGGCTGCGGAGAACTCACACAGAACTCACGATGCAACAACTGCAAACCAAAAAAGGTAAACAAGCCGAGCATCCGCGACACAGCGCGATGGAAGCGACTCTCAACACGCATCCGCAAAGACAGTCCGTTCTGCGAACAATGCTCAACAACAACAGACCTCACCGTCGACCACATCATCAGCCTCGCCGAGGATCCAGCACTGGCCTACGAACCGCTGAACCTACGGGTGCTGTGCCGGTACCACAACGGCCTACGCCAGGACCAATGCACCGACGCTGAACGCGCAGCCGTCCACGCTGCCATCGCACTGCACAAGGCCCGCCTAGCGCGCGTGCCAACGCCACACACCCACACGCAACACACTCCAAAAGGGCTGCGTTAGCTGCCATCCCCGGCCGGCCAAAGCATAGCCAAAGGTCACAGCCTCGCAGCCGCGCCACGCACAGTTAGCCAGGGGGCTAGGGGCAAGTCGCGTCAGACCCACACCCCTCTTGCAAACAGCAGGGACAATTACTTTCCGCTGACCTAGCGGAGATGCCATAGATAGACGAGCAGATTCCCATTGTCGATGCGTCGCAGTGTGCGGAGCGTCTTGTTGACTTCATAAAGGGTCGTCTCAAGTCTTGATCGCAACTCCGTTTCTGCTGCAATGCGCCTCCGCGCAGCTTGCTCGGAGTTCAGACCGAAGATGGTCGAGTTGCTCACGGTTACGAACGGCCAGGCTGCATATGCAAGAACGATCTTTGCCCTTAAGCGGGCCAAGTCAGTCGAACCGGGTGAAGCCAAGTCTTCTGAGATTCGTGTCAGATCGTCGCTAACGCTGTCGAGATACGTGGGCGGACTGTCGGGGAGATCATCTCCGCGTTTGATCACGCTAAGCAGACGCTCGATATCGCCTCTCAGTTCCTTCAGGGCATCTCGAAGCTCTCCCCGTAATTGGCGCTGATGGAGTCGCGCCTGTTCCCGCGTCCCCCGCCAAAGGTTGAACAGGCCGAGGCCAAGGCCGCCCACTCCTGCCATCTGCGCCCACGTTTCCCACCCAGCCATAGCTTCGGAGTATTACATGCCTGCCGGACCAAAACGGGCAGCCGACCCGAGCCCCCTACCGTTTGCCTCCGACCGGGTTGGGGCAGAGCGGTTCGCGGCCTGGTGTACCGAATACCTTCAGGTACCCAAGGGCACGGGAACAGGCCAGCCGATGCAGCTACGAGGCTGGCAAGTGGACATGCTGCGCCCGTTCCTCGACGCCGATCCGCGACCGGTAGTCGGGGCCATCATGGGTCCACGCGGGCTGGGAAAGACGGGTTTGTTCGCCGCGTTGGGGCTCTACGAACTGTTCACCGGTCCTGATGGCAACGAGATCCCGATTGTTGCGGTCGATGAGCGCATGGCAGGCCGACTGCTGAAGCCAGCCGCCCAGATGGTGGAGATGAATCCCGCGCTAGCGTCCCGAGCGCTGGTGTACCGCGACCGGATCGAGATCCCCGGAAAGCGTTCCACGCTCACAGCGCTACCGGCTGAGGCTAAGCGCATTGAGGGTCTGGGTACGTGGACTATGGCCTTAGCCGACGAGTTGGGTGAGATCGATCCAGATACGTGGTCAACGCTGTTGATGGGTGCTGCGAAGTTGCAAGGGGCAATGGCGTTGGGCATTGGTACGCCACCTAACCGGGATAGCTCGGTGCTGATTGACATTCGCAACGCCGCTCGCGAACACCCTGACGACGACACTATGGCGTTCGTTGAGTTCTCGGCGGATGGTTTCGAGCACCATGACGCCGCGTGTGTCCACTGTCTCGAACTGGCTAACCCCCAACTAGACGACATGCTGAGCCGCCGCGAGGCGACCGCGATGCTCCGGCAGACCACTGAGGGCGAGTACAGACGTAAGCGCTTGTGCCAGGTGGTCACGACCAACGAGAACCCGTTCATCACCGAGGATGTGTGGGACGGGTTGAACACTGGCCGGGAAATCCCCGAGGGCAGCGACGTAGTTATTGCCCTTGACGGTTCGTTCGGTGGCCGCGATGGTGACGCGACCGCGCTGGTTGTGGGCACTGTGTCGCCCACGCCTCACTTTGACCTGTTGGCGGTGTGGGAGAACGACGGCACACCTGATTACCGCATTCCAGTTCTTGAGGTTGAGGACACGATCAGGCATGCCTGCAAGCGGTACCGCGTTAAGGAATTGGTGGCCGATCCGTTCCGCTGGACTCGCACACTGCAAGTGCTGGCCGGTGAGGGCCTGAAGGTATCGGAGTTCCCATGGTCACCGTCGCGCACCACTAAGGCGACTACCGAGCTGTACACCAACGCCATGGCAGGGAAGTTCACCCACAGCGGCAACGAGACGCTGACCGCTCATGTGATGGCCGCGACGGTCATTGAGAACAACGGCGGTCTCCGTATCGGTAAGGCAAGTAAGAAGCGTGGAGCGGCCAAGATTGATTGTGCTGCAGCGCTGTTGATGTGTCATTCGCGGTGTTCCTGGTTGGGCACCCGAAAGAAACGTAATCGAGTTATTGGAGTTTGATGTCTAGCGATCTATTGGTGGAGTTGCTGCAGAACCTCGACGCACCACAGGGCCGATACGCTGAACTTGAGCGCTATCACACTGGCGCTCAGTCGCTTGCCTGGATCAGTCCGGAATCCCGAAAGGCTTTGGGTAATCGCCTGTCTCGCATGGCTAGCAACATCCCGCGATTGGCGGTATCCAGCCTGACCGAACGCCTCCGCATCGTGGGTTTCAGCGATCCTCACGCATGGAAGTTGTTCGTTGACAGCGACACCGACCAGCTTGCCGCCCAGGTAATGGCCGACGCTCTCCTGTATTCCGTTGGCTACGTGCTGGTGTGGTCGAAGGACGGTAGGCCGGTCGCGTCGGTGGAATCTCCCCGTCAGTGTGCGGTGCTGCGTGATCCTGCTGACCGTTCTGTGATTGCTGGCGTGAAGCGCTACCGCACAAAGACTCAGACCCATGCCTACGTGTACCTGCCTGACCGTATCGAGCACCACGTAGCGAACACGCCTGGTGCTGCGACCGCTGGATTTGAACTCGTTGAGACGCTGGACAATCCGCTAGGTGTTGTTCCGTTGGTGCCCATCGACAACGGAGGCAGTGAAGTTGACGACCTCGTGCCGCTGGTTGACGCACTGAACAAACTACTTGTGGACATGATGACCGCATCAGAGGCCGCTGGTAAGCCCCGGCGTTGGATTGCTGGTCTAGAGCTGGTGGAACGTGAACGGGTTGACGCTGACGGCAACCCCGTCCTGGACGACGACGACGAACCGGTCATTGATCTGGTGTCACCTATCGATGACGTGAACACCATTCAGACCATGATCAGCGAGCAGTCCGATACGAAGTTCGGGCAGCTTCCGGCGTCCGACTTGTCCGGTTTCAAGGAAGGCGTTCAGGTGATCATTTCGCAGATCGCCGCCGTATCTGCTCTCCCCGCCCACTATCTTAATCCGCTTAGCAGCAGCCAGGTTCCATCCGCCGACGGGTTGCGGGCTAGTGAGGCATCACTCACCGCACGCGCAGAGCAGAAGCAACTACTGTTCGGTCGCGCGTGGGAACTGGTGGGCCGCTTGCTTATCGCAGTCGATAGGAGCGCCGACCCGACCACAATCCCGCTGCGGGTCACGTGGGGCAGTGCCGCCACGCGTTCGGTAGCCCAGGAAGCCGACGCCGCCGTGAAGCTCTTCCAGTCAGGTCTACTGTCCCGCCGCGCAACACTGGCCCGGTTGGGGTTCACCGACGACGAGATCGAAGCGGAGCTAGACGCAATCAACGACGACGCATCTGCCGCGCGTGACATCGCGGTTGGCACCTACATGCGCGGCCAACGAGACGCAGCCTGAGAGAGGACACCATGAGTAGCGCAGAAACCGGCCCAGATGCCGCACAGAGCAACGAACTAGACGCCGGGGCGGTAATCGCACACGACGGAGATCCCGATACCGCACAGGGCGACTCGGAGGCAGAAACGCCTGAGGGGGAATCGTTCCCACGTGAGTACGTCGAGAAGATCCGCAAGGAGTCGCGCGGCTACCGCGACCGCGCCAAGACTGCCGAAAGTCAGCGCGACGAATTGACCACGCGCGCTGATACCGCCGAGGGCGAACGGGATGAACTAGCCGCACGCCTCCACACCGAGCTAGTCCGCGCCACCGGAATACTCACCGATCCAACGGATTTGGTGTTCAACGCTGAGCACCTTGCCGACGCAGACAAGCTTGCCGCAGCAGTAAATGAACTGATTGCCTCAAAGCCACACCTTAAGGCCCGCAAGGTATCCGGCGATGCTGGGCAAGGCGTCAAGGGTGGCCAGCCTGCAGAGTTCAACCTACTAGATCGACTCAAGGGCAACGCCTGACCCGAGTTTTATCAAGTATACTTAGAGTGTAGGTGTTGGCCTGATGCCCACCTAAACCCCTTCTGAGCCTGACGCTCATTCCACGCCGACCGTCCCGATGACGGAGCTTTCAAATCCGTTTTCCGTCAGGGACATTCATGGCTATTCAGACCCCAAGTGGTAACACCACTCTTCTCGCTTCCCAGGTTGCCAACGTACTTGTGCAGCCACTAGAGCAGGCCAGCACGTTTCTAGCCGCTGGCCCAACTATTTACGATTCGGCAAGCCCGGTGCGCATTCCTCGCGTGGCATCCGGTGCCAGCGCAGCGTTCACCGCTGCGGGTGCCCAGATCGCAGACAGCAACGCAACCTTTGACGAGGTGGAGTTACTGCCATCTTCGATGAAGGGCATCAAGGTTCTGACCAAGCTGTCCAACGAACTGGTACGACAGTCCGTTGTTGGGCTTGAGGCAGCGCTACGCACCCGCCTTGTCACCGATGTTGCCAACGTGCTAGACGCCGCATTGTGGGACGGCACTGGATCCAGCGACACCATCAAGGGCATTTTCCGACAGACTGGAATCGCCACGGGTGCATTGGATTTGACCGATCCCGACTCGCTGATCGATGCCATCGCTACGGCACAGGCAAACAAGGTGAACCCAACGCATTGGGTGATGACCGCTGCCAGCTTCGCGAAGCTCCGCAAGTTGAAGGTTGGCACCGATGATGCGCGTTACTTGTTCGACCCGTCGACCATTCAGAACGGCACCGCGTTCCAGATTCTCGGGCTGCCTGTTGTCATCACGGACAACATTCCGAACGCTGGCACTGCACCCGGCAAGGCCCGCGTCGGTCTGGTCGACTTCTCCCACGTAGCGGTTGCGCGTGACGTGGACGCTGAGGTCGCGATTCTCGATCAGACGTTTGGCGATTTCGACACCATCGGTATCCGTGTGGTGACCCGTTTCGATGTTGGATTGACGCAGGCTAAGGCTGTCACTCTGCTGACCGAGGCGTGACCATGGCAGCGCCAACATATTTGGAGTTGGCGGCATTGCTTGGCAGGACCGTCGAATCGGAGCAGGGTTCGGCGGTCCTGTCGGTGATTACCGCGCTGGCCAAGGCATACACCAGGGATCAGGGATTCACCAACGGTGAACCTAACGAGGATATTCAATCTGTAATCCTCACCGCTGCGGCACGTTTGCTTTCGAACCCTCGCGGTCTGCTGATTGATGAGATGGAAGGCCCTGCGTCTGTGGCTTACCGTTCCGCGTTCACCGGCTGGACTGTTGCCGAGTACTACGTACTCAACCGTTACCGGGTGCGCGCGTGCTGACCGGTGAGGTAACCCGCGCCACCGGCTATGACAAGCACGGCGACCAAATCGACCCCGAGAAGATCGGCACCGTAACCGGCCTAATCTTCGGTTGGAACAACAGCGGTGTGACTGACAAGCGGGGCAATGTGGCGAGCACTCAGGGCCAGATCGGTGTCCCTACTGATGCCGCTATCACGTTGCGCCACGATGACACCCTGGTCATTGAAGGTGTGGCATACAAGGTGCACGGTGGCCCACAGTGGGGTAGGCCGCACAGCCTGACCGGTTCCACCTCGACGGCCCGCTACCGCTGGTATGAGATCGCCGCACTTGTGAACTGAATAAGCAACGCAGCGTTACGAGTCCTTTCGCTGCGGGTCTGCCCGCCTCTAGGGATGGTGCGCGGGTAGGCCAACAACGCAGCGCAGCGGGCTCTGACAGGCCCCGCTGACGCGCGACGCAAAGCCCCGACCCGAGCCGTCTCGGTTGGGGCTTTGTTGTGTCCACACACCGAACACACACAAGCGAGCCGTGTAGCACAAAGACACGTATTCCGTTGCAGTGCAACAGTTGCTAGCGTTCCCGCCATGTACACGCGGCAACAGATGCGGGACCATGAAACGGAACTTGCCCCGTTCGTGTGGAATCACCGCGACCATCCAACTGTGGAGTACGGGCAACGGGTATGGGAACGCCATGGACGCTGGACCCGCTACTACCGAGTATATGGCGGCGCAGTGCACACCACCCTGGCCTGTAGGACCATCAATGTCCGCACGGTTGTCGAATCGCTACCGGATCTAGCCGGGGTGGGGGCGGGTGTGGTGGCTGGCTGTTACAGGCTGTGCCGTCACTGCGCGTGATGTCCGCCTCTGAGGCCGAACGGTTGGCCGCAGATCCACGGTGGGCAAGAATCAAGCTGATTGCGCCCGGTGAGCATGACGCGGCGATTTTGGGCCTAACGGGCGGCTGACGCGTGTGTCGATAAGATCCGGTCATGGCTAACCCCGCTGAGTTGCTTCTGGCCCAGTTCCGTCAGTGGCAAAGTCCGGCTGGCAACGAGTCGGCTGACATGCGTCGCACGCCCACCGCGGACGGGTGGGTAAGGCATCGCGTAGCCGTTAGGCATTTGGAAGCCATTACCCAGCTATTGGATGAGCTGGCGGCAGCGGGGCGGAACGTCGGTGTCTACAAGCGATATATCCCGAGCTGGTGGGCGGTCATATTTGTCCACCCTGGTGGCTGGGCGAGCGGCGGGTCAGCCAACATCGATGTGGGCGTTCTGGAACACCTTGAGACTCTGGCTGATCTGCTGGGGAATTACGTGCCTGCCGTCAAGGAGGGCGGGCTAGGTGAAGTTTCTCAATACGCAGACCTGGTGGCGAAAACGCTTGCGGATGACGACGAAGTACCGGATGCGCTTCGACTCCATGCGATGGAAGTCGTCGCCCACCTTCGCTGGTGTGTGGATAACTATGCCATTGCGGGGGACTTCGAACTTCAGGATGCATTAGAGCGTCTAGCGGCAACGGTCCTGCGGGTCACTATCCACAGCAGCGAGGAGAATAGATCAACGATGTGGGGGCCGGTCATGTCGAGTTGGGTATGGCCATTCGTGACGAACATTGTGTCGGCGATTCCGGCATCGGCATTGACAATGCTTGCTCTCGGTGCGGGCTGATTGCCGTGGTGGTTGTAAACGGACTGTATGCACATGTCTCCGAGACGCGCCGAAGGTCACCAACGCAAAGCTTCGAGTAATCCCTGGTGAATGGGCATTCTGGCATCGGTGCCAACGCATGCCAACGAATGCAAACGCTCAGAGCAACAGTCTTAAAATCCGCACAGTCTGGGTTCGAGTCCCAGTGGGGGCACCGATATCGGTGCAGTTCAGGGCAATTTTCGTGCGGTCTGGCGTGCGGGGTCGGGCCGCTGACAGCTGCCCGCGTCAGCGTCGCGTCAGCAGTCAGTGAGATGCGGCAGGACGTGTCCTGTTCACTTCTGTCGGTAGCGGATGCGAAGATCACGGGTGACCGGGCCAATGAACTGGGGCTATTCCCTGGATGACCTCATCAGTCGCATGGCAGGATCGCATCGAAACTGGTGAGGAGGTGTGACGAGTGAGCTTTCCCGTAGATCTGACGGTGACGATGACCGGCGTCACTCGCTCCCAGTTGACGCATTGGCGGAGAACCCGGCTACTGGTTCCAGAGGCCAAAGCGTACCGGCCTCCGCTGTACTCGTTTCGTGACCTGATTGCCCTGCGCACGGTCGCGCGGCTACGGCTTGAGGCGTCCCTCCAGAAGGTCAGGCAAGCGTTCAAGAACCTTCCAGTTTTGGAGTTGGCAGAGCATCCGTCGGCGTATCAGTTCGCAACGGACGGTAAGACGATTGCGGTCTGGACTGATTCTGGGTTCATGGACATCGTCAAGAATCCTGGTCAGTTGCATATCTACTCGTTTGACGACATCTTCAAGCCCTTCGTTAACAAGCGGGGCGATAAGGTCATCGACTTCCGTACGCCCCGTCCAAAGCTCAGTGTGGATCCGCAGCGCCTAGGCGGGTGGCCGACGATCACTGGCACGCGAGTGCCATATGACACCATCGCCTCAGCCTTGCGCGGTGGAGACCTTCGGCCGGAGGATGTCAAGCACTACTACCCCGGTGTATCGAAGGCTGCGGCGAAGGACGCACTGAGTTTCGCCGATCAGGTAGACGCGCAACGAAAGAAGCGCGCTGGGTGAAGTTCTTCGTCGACGAGAATGTCAATGCTGGGTGTCTGGAACCCTTGCGGTCTACGTACAGGACACACGAGTTTGGCTACGCGTTCGATGAGGGGCTGTCGAGCACTGACGATATCCCGCTGTTCCAGATACTTGCGGAGCGTCGTTATGACGGCATCATCACAAAGGACCGCGAGCAGCTTCGCAACGAGGATGAGCGCCGGGCACTGTTTGATGCCGGGTTGCACTGGATCGGCCACGGTGCAAAGGACCACAACGGCCTCATGGGCATTGCGATCGAGACCTCAACCGTCACCGCTGGACTGATCTTCGTGTTAAACGACTGGCGTCCGCAGCCACACATATATCGCATGAAAGGCGTAGAGACACAGGTTGGTCAGCGAGTCCGGATCACGGCTGTTGAGCTCGACAAGTGGGGCCTGCCGAAGCAGGCGGGTCTGAGCCTCGCATGATGCGGGCAGATGATGGACAGGAAGAGCTGTTCTAGGGAGATCGATTGAATAGGGCCGGGACGACGACATGGCCGTCGCACCATTCGACTACCGTGAAACCCGAAGGAATTCTAGATGCCTTCCGTAACTTCGGGCGCTCCACAAAGTTACTCGTCTGGGCCATGTTGGTTCTCGGCGGCGCTCTGTTCGTCGTATGCCTGGTTGCCGACCTCACTAGAGCAGAGTGGATCAAATCGTATTCCTACATCCCGAACGTGTTGGCGGGCCTGACCGGGTTTCTCATCGGCGTACCGTTCGCCCTTGTCGTACTCGCAACGCTTGCTAGCCAACGTGACCAGAAGGCGGCAGTAGATAGCGTAAAGGCAATCAGCCAGATCGCGTGGAACCAATACCGCGACGCGGTCGTAACGCTTTGCAGCTCTGAACGCATAGAGGCGCTCAATGCCTGCGCGCAGCGCATCCAAGAAATCCACGACGAGACGTGGCAGGGGATCAACAGGTATGGCAGCGAACTCACGCCCGAAGAGTTCGAACAACTAATTACCTTCGTGCAGAACCAAAGTCGCATTTGGGGCGAAGCACTCCAGAGCTTGATGCAACAGATCGGCGAGACGTCTGATCTACGGCTGCAATGGTTTGCAGCAGTGCGCGACTGGAATACGTTGGACCAGTACGTCCGCCTGCAGCGTCTCGAAAGCGGGTTGCCTTGGTTCCACCGCGAGCTCGATTCACTCTTGCAAGAACGGATGGTTGCGGACCGACACCCGATGCGCCCGTTTTTCGAGATGCACGACGGCGACTACGGCCATGAGCTTGGTCAACCCGACGACATGGCCTCGGCCTTCCGGCGAGTCGGTCACCTGGCCCAGCTTGGATATAGCCAAGATACGTTCAACCGGCTTCGGGAGCAGACCAGAGCGCACTTTCCGACGACTCGTGTCGAGGGCTATTTAATGACCACCGGGCGGGTCGCCCACCAAATGGGCATGCTGTGTGCCTTCGTCCAGCAGATTGACCGCAGCGGCTGGCCCGCGAATGCGCCGGAAGATCCGCCGTTGGCGTCCTAGGCGTTGCGCGAGCGCGAGCAGCAGCGCAGCGTTGCCCGCCGAGACCTGGTGCAAGGCCTCGCTTCCGGCACGTTCCGAAGCGAAGGTGAAGGCCACAGCTTGCCCGGCTACGGCCGGCCCGACGCCGGCAACGAAGACCGCACCCCGGCGCTGGCGCAGCGCGACACCGCGATGCAAACCCTAGAGCGCGCCGTGGCCACCAACCGGCTGGAATCGGCCGGTGCCGAACTCGTTGAGCGCCTGATGAACAGCGGGCCCGCCCTGGCCCAGACATGGGCGCAGCGCTACGCCGTGGCGGCCGGCTCCGAGCACTATGAGCGGGCTTTCGCTGCTGGGCAACCCGACCCACGGACACCTCACCTGGACCCCGCAAGAGGCCGAGGCGTACCGGGCCGTCGACGCCGTGCACACCGAGCAGCGCGCTATGGGCCTGTCGGATGCAGCCGGTGGCTACATGGTGCCGTTGACGCTGGACCCGGCGATCATGCTGACCTCCAACGGCAGCACTAACCCGCTGCGCCAGATCAGCCGCGTCGTGCAGACCACCACGACACCGGGCAGGGCGTCACGTCGGCCGGGGTGACCGCCGAGTGGACCGCCGAGGCGGCCGAGGTCGCCGACGCCTCGCCGACGCTGGCCTGCCCCGCCATCCCGGTCTACAAGGGTGATGCGTTCGTGCCGTTCAGCTTCGAAGTCGAAGGCGACGCGCTCGGATTCATGCAAGAGCTGGGCAAGCTGCTGCAGGACGGCGCCGACCAGCTCACGGCTACGGCCTACACCACCGGCAACGGCACCACCGCACCCAGGGCATCATCACCGCGCTCACCGGCGGCTCATCGTCGGTCGACACCGCGACCGCCGCCACGCTGGCATCGGGCGACGTGTACGCGTTGCAGAACGCGCTACCGCCCCGATTCCAGGCCGGCGCGCAGTGGTGCGCCAACCTCGGCATCCTCAACGTGCTGCGGCAGATGGAAACCAACAACGGCTCGCTGAAGTTCCCTGCCCTGCAGGACAACCCGCCGATGCTGCTCGGCCGCACCGCCAACGAGCTGTCCAACATGGTGGCGACCACCAGCACCGGCAGCAAGATCGCGTTGTACGGCGACTTCGCCAACGGGTTCGTAATCGCCGACCGCATCGGCTCCACCCTGGAGCTGGTGCCGCACCTGTTCGGCACCAACCGCCGGCCCACCGGCCAACGCAGCGCCCTGCTGTGGTTCCGCACCGGCGCCGATGTCGTGGTCCCCAACGCATTCCGGCTGCTCAACTCCAAGTAA